ATGCCTACTGTGACTGCAAGCCCCAAAGCCAAAACCGCCGCGAAAACCACGCCCGGCGCCATGATCGACCAAATGTGGGCACTGCGCGAAAAGAAGCGCGTGCTCGAAGCGTCGATCAAAGATCTCGACGGCCAGATGGCTGATCTCGAGTCGAAGCTGATGGAGAACATGGAGGCTAACGGCGTCGACAAGATGACCGGCAAGGCCGCCGGTGTCTCGATCAGCACCTCGGTCGTCGCCAACGTCGAGGACTGGGACGCGCTCTTGGCCTGGATCTACAAGACCAAGAACGGCCACCTCCTGCAACGCCGTGTGTCCGACCCCGCCTGGCGCGAGATGGTCGAGATCAAGGGCGTCGTTCCCGGCACCCAGCCCTTCACCAAGAAGCGCCTGAACCTGCGCGCTCTGACCTAACCCACCACCCTGAAAGACCGCTATGGCCACCGCCAAGAAAACCACCGCCTCCAAGCCCGGCACTGCAGTTGCCGTCAAGAGTTCTGCCAGCTCCGCTATCGTCTCCATCCAGGAGCAGCTGAAGGCTCAAGTCGCCGCCCAGGCGAACAAGATCGCCCCACCCTCGGGCATCAACATTCGCATCACCCAGGACAAGAAGTTCCAGCTGCCCGACGGCTCTACTGTCGAAGGCCCTCTGGATCTGGTCGTTGTCGATTTCGTTTCTCGTAATTCGTTCTACGAAGGTGCGTACGATCCGAACAACATCGTGCCGCCCACCTGCTTTGCGATCCACCCCGAACCCAAGCAAATGGTGCCCAGCGACAACAGCCCGGTGAAGCAGGCCGACGACTGCGCCAGCTGCCCCATGAACCAGTTCAACTCGGCTGGCAAGGGCAAGGCCTGCAAGAACAGCCGCGTGCTGGCCGTGCTGCCCCCTGACGCCACCGAAGACACCCCGCTGTGGCTCCTGACGGTGTCGCCGACGGCGCTCAAGAACTTCGACAGCTTCGTCGGCTCTGTGGCCCGCACGTTCCAGATGCCGCCCATTGCTGTCATCGCCTCGGTCGACTTCAACCCCGGCGTGACCTACGCGTCCCTGAACTTCAGCGACCCCCGCCCCAATGAAAACCTGGCCGTGCACTTCGCGCGCCAGGCTGAGGCCAAGGAGCTGCTGACTGTCGAGCCCGATGTGTCCAGCTACGGCCAGGAGCCCGCCAAGCCTGCACGCCCCGCTGCCCGCAAGCCCACCGTGGCTGCTCGCAAGCCTGCTGTGGCCGCTCGCCGCTAAGGAGCAACTGTGGCAGTTCGCAAGTGGTATCTGGACCGCGCTCTGGCTTCGTACCCGAGCTTGAAGGCTGTCATCGGCGAGCTGACGCTGGAAGAGGTAATTGCCGCTCTCGACCTTGAGAGCGGCACTTTGCGCCGGAGGTCGCTGATCGACCGGCTGATTTCCCGAGCCGTCCGGCTCAACGAGGTTTCATTCAATCGCCAACTCAAGGAGAAATACCACCATGGCAAAAGCACCCAAGACCCTGTCCAAGGCTGAAATCAAGGACGCCAAGATCAACCTGAAGGCCGCTCTGAAGGTCGTGAACGACGAGCACAGCAAGTTCGTGTCCGACCATAAGGCCGCCGAGAAGACCCTGGCAGTCGCCAAGAAAGAAGCTGAGAAGGCTGTGGCCGTAGCCCAGAAGGCAGTCGACGCTGCCGCCAAGAAGCTGGAAAAGGCTACCGCCGCTGCAGACAAGGGTCGCGCCAAGATCAACGCGCAGCTGGCCGCCCTCGAGCCTGCCGCCGAACCCGCAACCGCCTGATTCGGTACCTCGCAGTGCCCTTCCCTGCGCCGAAAGGCGCGGGGTTTTTTACACCCTAACACTGGTACCCACGCAGACATGAAGCACATCATGATCGACCTTGAGACACTCGGGACCCGCGCGGACTCCGTGATTCTCAGCCTCGGCGCCGTGAAGTTCGACCTGACTTCCGGCAAGATCGACGACAAGGGTTTCTACGCTTCGATCTCCATCGACAGCAACCTGGACCTCGGCCGCCGAATTCAAGAAGACACACTCCTGTGGTGGCTCAAGCAAGACATTGCTGCCCAGTCTGTGTTCCACGAAGACAAGACAACTCTCGCCCAAGCCCTGGAAGACTTCAGTGACTGGGTCGGGAGCGATGACTACGAAGTCTGGAGCAACGGCGCCGACTTCGACATCCCCATGCTGGCCCACGCCTACGCGCAGATCCAGATGGAAGCTCCCTGGAAGTTCTGGGCGAGCAACTGCTTCCGCACGTACAAGAAATTGCCTGGCGCCAAGGCCATCGCTGGCACCGTGCCGTTCTCTGGTGTGAAGCACAACGCACTGGCTGATGCATTCCACCAGGCCCAGGTCGCCCAGGCCATCCACGCCGGCGTCTTCGGCAAGATCGCCGCGGACAAGAACCCCTTCAAACCTGTCAAACCGAAAGCAAACCAATGAACGCCATCGACAAGACTCTCGACGAACGCGGCCGACGTTACGGTGCGTTCACCGGCCACGCCGATGTGACCCAGAACCTCAAGCGCGTTATGGGCCAGCATCCTGGCTGGCACGATCTGAAGAACGACCAGCGCGAAGCTCTGGAGATGGTGGCCCACAAGATCGGTCGCATTCTCAACGGCGACCCGAACTACATCGACAGCTGGCACGACATCATCGGCTACGTGCGCCTGGTCGAGCAGCGCCTGGAGAAAGAGCAGGCCCCGGCCCAGGAAGAAAACGCGACAGACCCTCAGTCGCTCGGCGCGGCCATCGGCGCGCCCCTCAAGAGCCGCGCATTCGACGCAAATCAGGCGGCCACGTTCGGCCCTCTGCCGACCGGCGGCCTCAAGCAGCGCATCGATCGTGCCATCGCCGACCTGAGTCGCCAGAAGCGCGAAGCGGACAGCAAGTCCATCGAGACCTGCGATTGCCCTGGCTGCACGCTGGAGCGTGACATCAAGGCCATGTTCGGCAACGTCGAGGTCGAGGTCATCTTCGTCGGCGAAGAGACCGGCCTCACCGGCTAACCAATAGGGCCATGCCGGCGGGCCTTTCTTCGCCGGCAAATCGTTTATCTTTTGGAGTTCTTATGAATGCACCTATCGAGTCCATCGCAGCCAAGCTGTCCGAGTACGACTTCGTCGTCGTGATCGACAAATCCGGCTCCATGGCAGAACCCGTCAAGGCTGGCTCGAACCGCAGCCGCTGGGAAGCTGTGCAGGAAAGCGCCATGACCTTTGCCCGCGACGTGGGCAAGCTCGACGCCGACGGTATTGACGCGGTCATGTTCAGCGGCAATGGTGTGCAGTCGTACACCGGCGTGACCGCTGACAAGGTGAAGGAAATCTTCACCCAGCACAGCCCGCGCAGCTCGACGCCTCTGGCCGAAGCGCTGACCGAAGCGCTGAAGCTGGCCGGCAAGTCCGACAAAAAGGACTTCATCGTGGTGTTCACCGACGGTGTGCCTGACGACGAAGCCGCCGCCGCTCGCGTGATCGTGGAAGCTGCGAACAAGCAGGAAACTGACGACGCGCTGACCATCCTGTTCATCCAGGTGGGCGACGACGCTTCGGCATCTGCGTACCTGCGCAAGCTGGACGATGGCCTGACTGGTGCGAAGTTCGACATCGTCGACGCCAAGACCGTGGCCGAAGCTGACGCTTTCGCCACCACGGCTGAACTGGTGCTGGCTGCGATCAACGACTAAGCCATGATCATTGACCTCATCCTGCTGAGCGTCATTGGGGCCGCCTTCTACGGCGGCTTCAAAGTCGGCAACCAATTCAAGACGCTGACAGAGGCCTGGGTCGCCCTCAAGAAGAAGGTGGCCGGCTGATGTCAAAGGGACCCGAGAACACATTCATCGGTAGTGTGCACAAACACCTGCCGACGAAGCTCTACCACATGAAGAACCACAACCAGTACAACGGCGGCATCGCCGATGTCTGGTACAGCGGAGTGCGCGACCTTTGGGTTGAGTACAAATTCATCGTGGTGCCGAAGCGCCCTGACACTGTCATCGACCTACTCACTGGGAAAGCCCCAGCGATCTCGTACCTGCAGCAAGAATGGCTGCGCTCACGGCATGGGGAGGGTCGTTCTGTCGGTGTGGTCGTCGGGTCCAAGGACGGCGGGGTCTGGTTTCCAGGATTGGCCTGGGACCAGCCCCTCACCGCCGCTGATTTTCTCAAAAAGCTGCAGTCCCGCAAGGAACTGGCAGATGTGATCCTGAAAGAAACGCATGGATGAGAACTTCGTCGAGCAGGCCGAAAGGCTCGCCGAATCTGAGATCCGGGCAGGCATTGAGCGCGCCCGGGTGAAGGAGAGCCCGCCGCCAGGCTTTGATGGCGTTTGCGCATGTGGGGAGGCCATACCACCCGCCAGGGTCGGGCTTGGGTACCATCGCTGCATTCACTGCCAGAACCTAAAAGAAAACAGGGGAGGCAGGACCCGCTAAGGAGAAACCATGACACCCGAAGGCCACAACGAGCTTTTACCCATCCTAGAGACGATCCTCCGAGGAGCAACAGAGCCGCTCGATTGCAACCAGCTGTATGACATGCAACCAGTTAGATCTGTGGCCCCGTCCGCCAACAGAGTGTCCGATTACCTCGGCATTCTCTTTCGGAAAGGAAAGGTCAGCCGGGTACAAAACGAGCGCAACGACGCCGTGGCCGGCAGAGCTCGATGGGCGTACGTCTGGAAGAACAAAGAGCTGCCAGACTGGAAAAAGCCCAAGGAAGTCATCGACTACAAGCCCAAGGCGATCCTGGACCGACCGAGTATTTACATCACAGAGGACGGCGACAACATCAACATTGAGCTGCCACACCTCTCCATCGTCATCAAGAAAAAGAACTGACGGACAGCCCACTCATGTGGGCTTTCTTTGCCCCTCGAATCGTTTATCTATGTTCGATCTTTTGACGCCCATCGAAGCAGAGCACGCCGCCGGCCAGGGCTGGGAGCTGCGCCCGGTCTATGACCTGGGCAAAGCCCGGTGGGCGTTGGAAGTTCTGCCGCTCGACCACCCCGCTTCCAGCGCCGTGTCTGCACAGATGTCGGTCTACGCCCTAGCCCAGCACGGCGACGCCGTAGCCATCAAGGCCCTGCAGCTCGTCGTGCGCTCCCATCAACCCCCTGCCAAGAAAGCCCGCAAGAAATGAGCATCAAGCCCCAGCTCGCCGAGGACGCGATCCTCGACCAGGTCAAGTTCCCCTGCATCGTGCAGCCCAAGATCGACGGCGTGCGCGCCCTGAACCTCAACGGCACGCTCACCGGTAGAAGCCTGAAACAGTTTGACGGGTTCGGCGTCACGCAGATGTGGAGCCTGCCGCAGTTCCAGTACTTGGATGGTGAAATGACGCTGGGCGACAAGCCCAACTGCGGCGACCGTCTGTGCAGCCTCACGACTGGTGCCATGGGCCGCTTCAAGGACGTGAGCGAACCACCGGACCTGCATTGGTGGGTGTTCGACTACCTGGCCCCAAGCGCGCTGAACATGCCGTACTCATGGCGCTATGAGCGCCTGTGCAACATTGTTCGCCAGCTCGACTGTCCGCGTGTCCACCTTGTGCCCATGTTCATGGCGACGAATGCCGCCGAGCTGCAGGGCTACATCGCGGGCAACTTCGACCAGGGTTACGAGGGCACCATCATCCGCAACCCCGAAGCACCCTACAAGCCAGGCCGCGCTACCCAGAAGGGCCAAGAGCTCTGGCGCGTCAAGCCGTGGGCCGACGCCGAGATGCTCGTCACCGGCGTGAGCGAAGGCGAGATCAACACCAACGAGGCCAAGAAGAACGCCCTCGGCCGCACTGAGCGCTCGTCGGCCAAAGCGGGCATGGTGGCCAACGGTCAGATCGGCTCCATCCAGGGCGTGCTGCTGGCTGACTTCCATGACCCCTTCACCGGCAAGCTGCTGTTCCCCAAGGGTCTCGAGATCACCGTGGGCAGCGGCGAGATGACCGTGAACGAAGCCGAGTATTACTTCAAGAACCAGAAGGAAATCGTCGGCCACGTCGTGAAGTTCAAGCACATGACGCACGGTGTCAAAGACAAGCCGCGCTTCCCCACCTACATGTCGCACCGCCTGCCGCAAGACATGTCATGAAGCACTGTCGGCTGGCCTTCAAACAGCTCAAGGAAGAACTCCCTGAGCTGCAGATCACGCGGCTGCGCCAGAAGAAACACCTCGTGTACGAGCTCAGGCTCGGCGACGTTGTGCGCCACCTGGCAGTCAGCGTATCCCCGAAAAACTACGACCACGCAACGATCCGTGTGGTGAGAGAAGCCAAACAGCTGTTGGGCATCACGAAATGAGCGAGACCCCTTATATCGCCGGAGACGCTGTCTACCGGTACCCGGAGGCGGGCGATGAGCCCGCCATGCCCGGGGCAAAAGTCCTGATCCTCACCCAAGGTGGCGTGTGCGTCATCGGTACGTGGGGCGAAGACGCAGTGGCCTGGGCGCCTTTGCCCAAGCGCAACCCAACCAAAGAGGAACAAATCCGTGCTCTCAAAAAATCAACTCATTGAGCAGCTTGCTCTGCAGAACAAGATGAACGCCACCGTCAACCCGGACTGGCTCCGTGCTGGCTACCCCTGGCACCGCGCCATCATGGTCGAAGCCGTCGAGGCCCTGGACCATTACGGCTGGAAGTGGTGGAAGAAGTCCGAGCCCGATGTCGTTCAAGTCCAGATCGAGCTGGTGGACATCTGGCACTTCGTGCTCAGCGCCACGCTGGTGGGCACCAATGGCGACAACGAGTGGGCGGCAACAAGCCTGACCAGCCGCTTCGAGTGCGCGCTCAGCCACGGGCACGCAGATACGCGGCACTTGTTCGACATGCTCGCGTCAGCCGCCGGTGAAGGTCGCTTTGATGAGGGCGCGTTCGAGACCCTCATGCGCCGCCTCGACTTCAGCTGGGACCAGCTGCACGCGATGTACATCGCCAAGAACGTGCTGAACATCTTCCGCCAGGGCCATGGCTACAAGCAGGGCACCTACGTGAAGGAATGGCACGGCAAAGAAGACAACGTCGTGCTGGCCGACTTGATCGCCGCCCGCCCTGACGCCACGGTCGAGCAGCTCGCCGAGAAGCTCGAGTCCATCTACGCATCCGTCACTGCAGGAGCCGCAGCATGAACCTTTACCTCGTCACCGCAAAGATGGACGTCGACGGCGATGACCGTGAACGCGAAGTCTCTGAATTCGTCGGCTCACAAGCCGAGGCTGCGTCCGTGCGCGCACGCCACGTCAAGGAAGGCACGCCGCGCAAGGACATCACAACCACGTCTGTGAATGTCCCGACTGACAAGGAGGGCCTGCTGCGCTTCCTGAACCTCATGGCCACCAGCCCGACCGTGGCTGCTGCAACTGAGAAGTTGATCGGCTGATGACTACTCCGCGCTCGCTCAGCCTCGTCGAGGCCGCCGCTCTGCTGCGTGTTCACAAGAACACGCTGGCAGCGCGTGCGCGAGCGCGGATCATCCCCGGCGCAAAGATTGGTAAAGAGTGGGCTTTTTTGGAGGCCGACCTGGTGGCCTACATGCGGGCCCAGTACCAGGAGCCCCTATGCCCCTCTACAAGCAAGCTGGAACCGACGTTTGGTCGGTCAACATCTCCGTCCCGGGTCACCCACGGGTACGTCGATCAACTGGAACGACTGATCGCATCGAAGCGCAGCGCATCCACGACGAGATCAAGGCAAGCCTCTGGTCCGCACCCAAGCTGAGCGGCAAGACCTGGGGCGACGCTGTCGTTCACTGGTGCAAGCTCGCAGACAGATCTGAGTCCGATCTGCTGAGCCTGGCCAAGTTCGGCCGCAACTACAAGGACCGCGCGCTGCAGGACGTGACGCGCGAGAGCATCGTGGCGGCACTGTCGTTCTGCAAGACGCCAGCCACCTTCAACCGGTACCGCAACATCATCGCGGCCATCCTCAATGCCGCCAAGGCCGAGGGTTGGGTGCGCGATGTGCCCAAGCTGCCCGTGCGCGAAGTGAAGTCCAAGCCCCGCAAGTGGATCACCCGCGAGCAGTGGGACCGGCTGTACGTCCAGCTGCCGCCGCACCAGCGGATGATGGCCACCTTCGCAGTCGAGACCGGCCTGCGCCAAGCCAACGTCCTGGGCCTGACCTGGGACCGCGTGAGTATCGAGCGCCGCATGGTGTGGGTCGAAGGCGAGGACATGAAAGCCGACAAAGCCATCGGCATCCCGCTCAACGACCGGGCCGTCGAAGTGCTCGAGGCTGTGAAAGGCAAAGACGAGGTCTGGGTCTTCACGTTCCGAGGCAAGCCCATCGGCGAGATCAAAACGGCCTTCCAGGCTGCCTGCGTACGCGCTGGTGTCGGCGAGATCGTCGACGGCAAGTACCGGGGGTTCACCTGGCATGGCTTCAGGCACACCTGGGCCACCTGGCACATGCAGGCCGGCACGCCGCTGGACGTCGTGCAGAAGCTGGGCGCCTGGAACGACGAACGCATGGTCAAGAACTACGCGCACCACTCGCCAGGCTACCTGGCGCAATTTGCTAACAACGTGAGGAAGAAGACATGAAGCAGAAACCCTGCACGCTGAACCCAAAACACAAGTGGGAGTTCGTGAAGAACGTCAACCAGACGGTCATCAACGGGCGTTCTGCGCGCCTCTCTCTGCGTGGCTTCTACCGCTGCGCGTGCGGTGCGACAAAGCTGGGACCGTACGACCCCAACGGCCCGGATCTGAGGACTTTGTCATGACCAACAAGATCGACCTGCCCACCGACGGTGCCTGCCCGTGCGGGTGCAAAGACCTGATGCTTGCCAGAGACCAGACCGAGTACACGCCGGTGTCGAAAGACGGCGAATGGGAACTCGGCGCCTCCAACGTCGAGCAGATGGACCGCGATGACCTCGTAGGCAACGTGCGCCTGTTCTGCACCGCATGCGGCCAATATTTCAACGTACCGAAGGAGCTGGAATGAAAACCACCGACCAACTCTACGAAGAGCTGCGTGCCGTCATTGACGATGGCAACGAGTCCATGACCCACGAGGATGCGCTCGCACATGTGCGCTCTCTGCAGCAAGAGTGCGGGCGCGTCCGGCCCTACACCGTCCTGGTGCTGCGCCCGGACTATGCGGCCACCAACTATGGTCAGGACACGTTCCTGTCGCACGTCAACGCGACGAGCCCGCTCCAAGCCCAGCAGATCGCCCGACGCGAAGCCGCCGAAGCAGACCGCAGTGAGCAGCCCAGTGAGGACTACTACATCCTCCTGACGCTCGAAGGTCTTCACTACGACATGCGGGTGGAAGGATGACTGAACCGCGCGTCAACCTCGACGACGAGATCGTTATCAAGACAACCCTGCGCAAGCTGCTGCGCATACAGAAAGAGCGCCCTGGCGACGTAACGATCCAGTCCTTTGACTACATGGAGCGGGTCGGCATCCGGTGGCAGGTCGCCGTGCAAATGTCTGCGCGGGACTTCAAGCTGTCGCAGGCAACGTTCAACTTGACGGAGTGAGCCATGACCAAAGAAACCCACGAACTGGTGGCTGAGCATGCCGGTGAGCTGATTGAAGCACTCGACAACACGGCCGCGTCACTTGAGACCGTGATGGTGTGCTTCGGGAACCAGATGACCAAGGCCGACCAAGACGGGCGCTGGGCCGTGCTCAACGAGGCCCAGCGCCTGGTGAAGTTGCTGCGGGGTGAAACGGAAGAGCCCGCATCACCCCGAATCATCACCGCCTGTCGTTGCGGCAGTCCGCGGGTGTACCGCGACGCCGCTATCAACGTGAATACCGAAGAGCTCGGCACATACGACTTGATGTCCTGCAGCGACTGCGGGTATGACGGGCGGCATTACCGTGAAGTCGAGGTCAGCAAAGACTTCGATGTCGAGACCGATTCAGTGGAGCCAGCATGACCACCATCAAAACAAGCGAACTGACCGGCGCCGCGCTCGACTGGGCGGTGGCCCGTGCAGAGGGCAAACGCCCGAGCATGTTCATATTCCAGCGAACCGGCGCATTGGCTGACGAGCATCACTACTCCACCAACTGGGCACAAGGCGGCCCGATCATCGAGCGGGAAGGCATCGCCACATCCAAGCCCAATGCTAAAGGCTGGTTAGCGCGCAGCTACCTTTTCACACACTACACATCCGGCCCCACCGCGCTCATCGCCGCGATGCGCTGCCGTGTCGCCTCCAAGCTGGGCGACGAGGTCGAAGTGCCCGAGGAGCTGCTGTCATGAAAAATGCGAACCTGCTTCCGCTGACTCCTGAGCAGATAGCCTCGCTGCCGGTGTTCACCTACGGCACCCTGGAGCACGACGACCACCTGCGCCGCATCCGTGACCGCCACAC